CGATGAGGGTGAAGACCTGGGGCTCGGAGAGATCGATCAGCCGGGTCTGCCAGCCGATCTCCTCCATCACTTCGGCTACCATCTGCATGGCGTGACGCATGGCGGATTTTTCTTCCTCGGTAAGATCAACCATGGCGGAAGACCTCCGTGCCCGTTGCCAGAAGAAGGCCTGACAGGTGATGGAGCAAAACCACACTGAGGGCCGCGGCCGATTCACAGGTTGCGGCTCGGACCAGCCAAAGCCACGCGTCGGCTGTCGGCACACCGCGCAGAGCGCGAAGCGCGGATGCCAAGAGGTAAACCGCGCGGCGGCAGAGGTGGGTGATGGCGACATAAAGCTCCTCCATCACGCAGCCACCGCGAACCGAGCGCCCTTGGCCTCGTTGATCCGGGCACGAATTGCGGTGCGGTTGAACTTGAGGCTCAGCATGGCCGAGGCCTGGTAGCGGGTGAGGTTGAAGTCCATGCGGCAGGCGGGCGGGAGCCAGGCGAGTTGCTTGTCCGTCGGCTGCTGGCGCAGCCAGCCCTTGGTCTTGTGCGCCGCCTCGTCAGACTCATTGGTGTTGAGCCAATCGTCAGCCGCCGCGATGCAGACGACGCTTTCACCGACACCAAGCAAGGTGGCGCGCTTGTCCTTGGCACCGCCCACCGCATACCAGCGGCCGCCCTCGGCAAAGACGCCGGCCCAGGCGTTAAGGCCGCTCGCCATCAGGATCGAACCGTCACCATTGATGTCGATCCACTCGAAGCTCGATCGGGCCAGAAGATCGATCTCGGTCATCACGAAATGGCCGAGTGCCTCAGGACCTTTGGCCTCGCGATCGCTCTCCCAGACATGACCGCAAAGCGGGCATTCCATCACAGCCGCAGGCACTTGCGCCGCGCAGGACGGGCAGGTCTTGGTGGGGGCGTCGCCGCTTACCTCGCGGCCGTTCAGATCGACATCCTGTTCGAGCGAACCGTGGATGAGGCTTGACGTCCCAAAATCGAGGATGACGCAGTCAGTCTTGAGGACGCCCGGGTATTCTTCCGGGTTCACGGTGCGCAATCCCCGGCCCACCATCTGCATCATGGTGGACTTGTAAGAAGATGGCCGCAATAGCACGACGCAGGAGGTCGGCGGGTGATCCCAGCCCTCGGTCAGCACAGCCACATTGGTGATGACCTGGATCTCGCCACGATCATAAGCGGCGAGTGTGGCCTTGCGGTCGGCATCCCCCATCTCACCGTGGATGAGCGCCGCCGAAACCCCTTCTGCTTTGAATGCATCGGCGACATTGCAAGCGTGATCGACCGTCGAGCAGAAGACCACCGTCTGACGATTGCCGGCCTTCTCCTTCCAGTGAGCGATCACGGCATCCGTGACCGGCGACTTGTTCATGATGGCGTCAACTTCGCCCATGTCGAAGTCAGCGGCGACGCGGCGCACTGTTTTCAATGCATCCTGCACGCCCACATCAATGACGAAGGTGCGGGGGGGCACGAGGTGACCGGACGCGATCAACTCGGCGATGCGGATCTGGTCGGCGATATTGTCGAAGACCTCGCGCAGCCCCTTTTTGTCGCCACGATTGGGCGTGGCGGTGACGCCGAAGATCTTGGCAGACGGGTTGCGCTGCAAGGCGTGATCAATGATGCGCCGGTAGCTGTCAGCCACCGCGTGATGCGCCTCATCAATGATGAGGAGATCGAGCGCCGGCATGTCGGCAAGGTTCGAGGCGCGTGACAGCGTCGGCGCCATCGCGAATGTCACCTGACCGCCCCACGACTTCGTGCTTGCATCGACGACCGAGGTGGTGACCTCAGGATTGACGCGGCCGAACTTGGTGCGGTTCTGCTCGGTCAGCTCATCGCGGTGGGCCAGCACGCAAGCCCTGGCATCCGTGCCACGCACTATCTCACCGGCAACGGCTGAGAGCATGATGGTCTTGCCGGCCGCGGTCGGCGCGACGCCAAGCGTGTTGCGGTGGGCGTCGAGCGCAGACAGGCTGCGCTCAACGAAGAGTTTCTGACGGGGGCGAAGCAGCATGGTGTGACCTCACTTCGCCCAGGTAGGACGCACGCCGGCGGCGGGCGCATGAGCTGCCTGCTGCGGGGCTGGATCCGCCGGGGGATGAGGTGCCACGTAGCCCAACAACTGTTGGGCCGGAGCAGCATAGGACAGCTGCGGGGGCGCATAGGCAGGGGCATGTGCATTGCCTGCCGTGGCAGCGGCATACTCCTTGTGATCGCGCGTCACCGCCTGGCGAATGTCGTTCTTGTCTTCGCCATTGCTGTCCTTACCGATGTCGATGCGGGCAACGAACTCGATCCCGTCGAGATCCGCAAAGCCCGAGATACGGCGGGCATTCTGCGCCTCGGGCGAATTGTCTTTGTCGGAGAGGCCGCGCGCCGAGTTCAGGATGCCGCGCACGAGGCTGCGCCCCATGTTGGCCCAGTTCGGGCCCGAAGCGCTGTAGAGCCCGATCATCGACCAGATTTTGCGCTTGGCGTAAGGACCCTCGAGCACTGTGTATTCGACATCGAGGTAGACGGAGCCCGTGGTGCCGCGGCGGGCATAGCCGCCGGTCCAGCCCTGAGAGTGATCATCAAAACCGCCGGGCCGGATGGTGAGCCGCACTTTGGCGATGGTGCCCTTGGGGATGAGGTTGGCGTTCTGCTTGGCGTCGTTGAAATCGTTCCATGCGTTTGTCATGGGGATGCTCCTGGATCAGGGTGTGGCGTTGGGGTGAGCGGCGTCCGGAGCGACAGGCCCCGGGCGGCTGAACGTGAGGCGTTCGAGAGGGGAGCGGCCGGGCTCGCCGATCTTGGCGATGAGGCGGCCAAGGTGGGCTTCTTCGACGAGATCGAGGCGGCCAGAACGATCCTTGGCGGGATAGTTCCAAGGGTTCAGCGTCTGGCAGACGAAGACCCGGTGCAGCTGCTTCGCGCCATCAGCCAATTCCGTCATTGTCAGCACTTCATCGACGATGCCCGGCAATTCGAGCCCGGTCTTGGCGCCGTCGATCTGCGGCACGAAGACCTTGCGATTGAAGTCGTCGAGTTTCTCATCGAGGATGCCGACGAAGAACACGTCCTTCATGCGGGTGTGCTGAAGATGCGTGATCCAGCCGATCATCTCGCGGCCATGCAGGCCGTAAGCGCCGCGGATGTCAGGCTTGCCGGTCTTCTCGGAGAAGGCCTCGGGCTGTTCTTTTGCCCACTGGAAGCAAAGGCGGCCCGCGACCGTGATCGAGTCCACAAAAATGGTGGCGTATTTGTCCAGTGCCCGCGGATCGCCGAACTTGGCGCAGGCGTCTTTGAAGTGACGCTGGCTATAAGGACGGCCATCTGGAATGGCAGGATTAGCGCCGCCAATGAAGACCGCGAAATCACGGCACTCTTCCCAGGTGCGCGGGCGGATCGTGTCGCCGCTCCAGCCCTCGATGGCGAGATCACCCGCCTCAAGGTCATAGAACAACGTTGTGTCCGGCGGCAGCGTCCACAGCAGTGAGGTCTTGCCAATTCCGCTGCGGCCGAAGATGGCCGCCTTGATGCCACGGCGTTCAGCCAGCCGCTGATCGGCGAGAATGATGGGGAGCGACATCAGTTGCCCTCCTTCTCGACGATCAGCTCGAACGTCTCCTTACCGGCACGCACAGTGCGCGACGGCTCGAACAGCAACCGGATGTGCTTTGGCCAAGAGGTGTAGTTGCGCTCTGCGACCTTCAGGCTGATCTCGACATAGTCGCGCGGGTCTTCGCCCTCAGCCTTGATCCGCTCGACGAGACCATCGAGGTCACGCTGGTTCCATTCCACCTTTTTCGGCAGGTCGGCCACGACTGTGACATCACCATCGGTGAAGCGCGCAACGCCGAAATCCTTTTCGGCATCTGCTCGTGCAGCCTTGGCGCGCTCGGCATATTTTTGCAGGAGGGCACCGTCGAGCCAGGCAACGGTGAGCTTGGCCTTGCGCAACGCCTGATCGGCCTCCTTCTGAAGGCGCGCGAGTTCCGTCGCTGG